CCCCACTTCATGCCGGTTTTACCGTAGTGATATAGTTCGTCATCACGTTCTTCATCGTAATCTCTATACATAATATACCTCCTATTCGAATGCGTCTTTGTTTAGTTTATACGCAACAAGAGCATCCATTGCTGAGGCTACCGAGTCAATCTTTTGGTCTCTTCGCTTCTTGAATAACTTCTTGTTACCGTTTGTGTCTTGTAGGATAACGCAGTTACCCATGTTGAAAGACATCATTTGTTCGTCGAAATATAGTAGTCGGTCTTCGGCTAGTTTCTTAAGTTCACCAAGAGGGATACTTTCTGTTTTAGCCCCTTGAATAACTTTCTCTACACCAAACTGGCCATTCTCACTAACCCAACGTTTAACAAATTCACGAGCGCCGTATGGGTCATAGCCGACCGAACGGACGTCGTAATCTCGCTCAATAATATGAGCGTCTAAGTCGTCATAGACAGCATCTAAATCTAAGATAGTTCCATCCATAACAATAAGTGTTCCTTCATTGAGGAACTCGTTATACTTCTCTCGCATAGCTGATGGGAGTTTCATAAGAGTTGACTCAGAAATATAGTTTCGAGTCTTAACCCCAAATCCACCATTACTTAGTGGGAACAAGAAAGTGAATGAGCAGAAGTCATCCCCTTGAGATAGGTCGACTCCCATAGAACACGGCATTTGCCAATAGTCTCTAGGCCTATGCGGAATAGTTTCTTCATAAGTGAAGTAATATGTGTATCCTTCCATTGGGATACCAAAACGTTTAGCAAGAATATCGTTACGACTTGATGGAACTTTCTCCATACGCTCCACTTCTAAGTGGTAGGTTTCGTACGATACCGTCTTACCAATATTCGGGTTAGCCTTCACCCACATCTCAGGGTGAGCTACCTCGTTGATATCATCTAGTCTATAATACCAGATAGATGTATGTGGTTGTATATAATCACCACGCAAGATGTCTAGTAATTCCATTTTGATTGAGTCCCCGATACCGTTACGAACAGTACCTTCTGAACTAATTGCTACGATTACGTAGTCTGGAATCTTAGACGCCCCTTGCTCGATAGCTCCGAACACGTCTTCTCGAATATCACCAGAGAGCCATTCGTCGATTGTCGTAATCTTGTTACGAAGACCTTGTAGTTTATCTACAGTCATCGGACGAATCTCGACCATTGATCCAGTTAAGAAGTTCTCTATCCCTTTTTTGGTTGACGCTAACTTAACACGGTTAGCTCTGGACCCAGTTGTGTTCTGTAGAGAACCTTCTGTCAAGAATTTGAACAGAGGCCCTTTCGCTCTAGTAATAGCCGTACGAATCGGAGATAATACCTCCTCAGCTTGACGCATTGTAGGAGCGGTCGCTACTTGTAATGTGGTAGATGTGTCGACGTTTAAGTGATAGCTCTGTACAAATGAGGCATACATTGATTTGGCCCCACCACGAGCTAGAATAATAAACTGACGGTTGATTAATCTTCGTTTGAAAGATTTGGTGACATACCTACCACCATGCCCATCAGGATTTGGTTCGTATACGCTTCGTTCTTCGAAATAATACCAACCATAAAGTTGTTCAGCCCAAAGTTTGAACGAATCCAGTAGGGTCAAATCACGACCATCGGTTAAGGTCGACTCATTTTCGCAATACTTAATAAAACCCTCAACTGCTTCGTCATCGTAATAAATACCGGGGTTCGCTATGTTAGCATCGATACGGTTCATCTCTAACGAAATAAATTCATTAACGGCGATATCGCCACGCATAACCGCCTCTCTAAACTGCCCGTAATACTTTGGAACAGCAGTGTTTGATAATACCATGTATTGTTACCACCTTTTTTATAAATAAATCGTATTAGAATTTCCTAAACGCAGAGTCTTAGCAGTAGATATAGCGTCGTATACTCTACGAGTTTTCTTGATAGGATTCTGTCCGTTGGCTGAGCCTCTACCACGAGTTGCATAAGCTGTTGCTGCTGATGCCACGAATGATATGGCGGCTGGAATAGCATACTTATTAAGAGCGTTTCCTAATTGTTGACTACCTACATTCTTAAGGGTATTAGTTACCCAGTTCTTACCTTTCTTCTTCTGTTTAGTGGTAAGTTCTTTGTAAGTTTTCTCTGCCTGTAGTCTGTCATTAACTTCTTTAAGTCGTTTAGTACTCATAGACTTATAAGATTCTCTAGTATGAGCTCTTAAATAATCTTCGTGGTGTCTAGATTTTGGTGACGATGACTTTTTAGCATTACCTTTACGACGTCCCCATTTCATCCCAAGAATTCCATAGTGAGCTAGTTCGTTATCTTTAATCATTGTCGTCACCTCCGTCTCTCTTTGGTAATTCTTTGTCGTGAATGTCTACTTCGGAATTAATACGCCACTCGAGTTCCTTAATCTGGTTATCGAAAGCATCTTTAACTCCCCCAGTTGGTGTATCAAATAACATCCTAACTTTCAAGTACAAATAACTCCTAATAAAAGGAACGACATCAGGATTACCAATATCGCTCCAAGTAGAAGTTGAATCTGATACGTAGAAATTGGATGGTAGATTAACACCTAGTTGCTTCAGTGTATAAAATACTGAGTTGATGTGCGTTAGAATGTCGGTGTCGAAATAATCACTTTCCGACGGCACACCTAATAGTTTCTTAGTTGAGTCTAGAATGCTATTTGTATTTTGATTTACCATCCTTAATCACATCCTAGTAGAAAGTTCCGTAAGGTTCCACGTTTGAGTTACCGCTAGAGTTTGCAACTCCGGCAGCTACATAACGACGTTCTCCAGATTGTCCTACGTATGACACCCAGATGTATCCTTCAGCGGAATATACTGAGTCGTAGTGGAACTCTTCACCTTCGTCATACACAGCAACCACGTCTGCAGATAACGATGGAGCTGTACGTACGTTTACAGCAGATACTGTAACAGACATTATTCCATCTTCATCTTTAAGTTTACCTTCAGCAGCTGGTGTTTGAGCTGGTTCTGACTCTTGTGTATTTTGAACAGACTCGTCATAGTTAGGATAAAACCATCCAATAACTCGTCCCCAAGACTCTTCGAACTTACGTGTGCAATAACGAGCTGGTCCACCGTGTTCTAAGTAGTCAGTGTTTCCGTCAACATTTTGCTCGATAGTACTCATAGTGTAGCCATCAGAGTCTTTGTATACATAACCAGTGTGACCATAAGGATGTGCGAAACATTCCATTACGAAAAATGCTCCAGCTTGTGGTACTAATCCCGGTGCGTCGTAAATCACTTTCAAACCAGCTTTAGCAGCTGAGTCTAGTAAATCGATAGCGTTACCGGCTAATTCGATACCGAAGTGTTTGTGTAATAGATAATTATCTAAGTCCACACATTGCCACCCGAAATAACCGTCGTGGTCAGCTCCGATACCATTGTCTGCTAAATACATAGCGCTTTTGTTAACATCATGAACTGTTGTCATTTACATTCCTCCTTGTTGTTTCCATGGGCATGTGTCCCAAGGTTTGCGCTCGATGAACGCTGGTTTTAGAATACTCTCATCTCCGTAGTGAATCGCATTGTGCGTTCTTAACCTTGTGGATATGAGGTACTCTGGGTTCAATAAAAAGTCTGTCTGGTTAATTATATCGTCAATCGTGATTGGGTTCATATGGTGTACGATTATGGTTCCGGGAATCCGGTAATCGTCGAACTCTACACCTAGGTCGAATCCGTTGTCGCGAATGATAACATAGTCTCTGACTTCTAGCCAGCCAGCAGATTTATAGAACTCTTGGTTTAAGTGTCGACTTCCTCCAAATGTGGAGTGAGCTACGATACCATCAAGTTTGAGATATCGAAAACGCTCTTCGAAAGTCGGTAGTTTGATGAGCTCGGAGTATCGTCTGATAGTCACTAGTGACCACCTCCTCCGTATTCTCGCATAGCGTCCAATGCACTAGCATAAAGCTCTTCAACTTTCTTAGAAGACTTAAGAGACTCTGTCTTAGCTGTGATAAGCTCTTTCTGCTTCATTAAAATTTCTTTCTCTATTCGTTCTTTAGTCGAAGCTAGTTTCAAATAGTGAGTAATAACTTGCGAGGATGCAGAACCATCCCTTAACTGTTGTTCAGCTAGGTCGACCGCTAAAGCAATCATCTGATTCTCCCTCGCTTCAGGAGTCAATGCTGGTCTTGACTTCCTTTCAGTAAGCTTAGAATGTGTCTTAGCCATCATTAGTCCTCCTTTCTGTTACTATTGATAGACTTTGAATGTAGTTTCGTAAAGTGCTCATTAGGACTACACTA